AGGTTTTTAGAATGTTTCCATTTGATAAATCAAAAGAATCTTTTTTGATATTCATTCGTTTGGAATCCTCGACAGATAAATTGTCAATCCATTTAGCTAATTCTCTGTTAGTTTTCTTTTGTTTAATTCCTAGAAATTTATTCATATTGTTTAGTTTAATATTCAGCTTGTACTAATATGTCTTTTGACTCTCTTGGTATTTCGGTTATAACATACTCCATTCTATTAATCCATCTCAAACCTGAATCAATATATAATTCATCATCTCCATCAACAAGAGTCCAACAATTTAAAATGCTATTTTTATTTTGAAATTCTTTTATAAATTTCAAATCTTTTTCACTATGAGTGTCAAAAAATATGTTTCCGTTACTTTTATGTATGGGTTTGTATTTCTTTTCCCATTCTTCAAAAGATAATAAATGATAATCTTTTTCTTTTTTAATGTATTTTGTTTTCATTTGATTATATTTAAATTTAATTCTTTTGGTTTTCTGTTGGTGTAGTGTTTCGTTCGTGTATTGAAATAGGCAGTCTTTATAATTTTGTTATCGACTTTAATTTGAAATATTCGCCAATTTCCAAAATCTCTAACACTTTGCTTGATTGTACAAAAGTCATTGGAGTGAGTGGCACTACTTCCTACCTTAACATTAATTTCACTATGCTTTCTTACTCCAAAGCTTTTGTTCCCTTTTGTATAGGGTTGACTAGAATAAGCACACGATTGAATTATATTGTACATTGGGTAACTTCTTGAACTCATTTTGTTTATTTTAAATTTGCATACTGATAACCTTTATCAGTCATAATTTGATTATCGAAAACCTTTTTAATATTTTCAGAATTATCAAAAATTACTACTTTGTAAATTCGGTTTCCGTTAATATCTTTTTTGTTTGTTATTATTGGTATTGTTTTCATTTTGTTTATTTTAAGTTATTAATCTTTTCAATTCTTGTTTTAAATCTCGTTATATTTCTTTCAATTTCAACAATCTTTTTCATATCTTCTAGTCTTGCGTAATGTTTTTTTAATTCTATTTCCAGTTTTCGAAGTTGTCTTAATTCAGCTTCAACCTGTGTAGTAGTTAGTAATTTTAAATATTTGGTATTGAAATAATAATTCATTTTTTTTTTTTTTGGTTAATAATACTATAAATATATATTAAAAATTATTAATAACCTAATTATTTTCTAATTATTTTCTAAAAATTTTCCAAGTATTTTCTATCTAATTGCGTACCTACCAAAGTTTGGTTTAGATAATATACTATAAGTTCCGTAACGTAAACTGTCAATTAAATGATTATGATCATCAATAGGAATGTTTAACATTTTACCATTTTTATCTTCTTTCCATTTGTAGTTTCTAAATTCCTGTATAGCATTATCACTATCTTTTGTAATATGTAATTTATATCTTTTCAAAAGATCAATTCCTGCATTAACAGAATCCCTCCCTTTTATACTTGGTCTTATATTCCAACCCATTCTTCTTAATTCATCAATCAATCTTACTTCGGCTGAATCAGCAAATATCATTTCTCTTTGGATATTTAAAGAAAGCAGAAACTTATTTATATCGTTTGTGGTCATCATAGTTCTATAAAGATATTCCTTAATATATAAATTAAACTCATCAACCCAAACGCCAATTAAAGCAGTAGGGTCGTTAGTATATCCAAAATCCATTCCATAACTTAAAAACTTTGCTTGTTCAGGTATTTTATTTATTTCTAGATATCTAAATATTGTAGCTTTTGTAATTCCTTTTATACCTAATCCATAAATTTGCCAATATTGTTCGTCAGTATCTTTAAGTCTTTCAATTTCTTGAATTATATTCTTATCTAAAAAAGGATTGTTTAAATAATTAGTTTGATAAAAGTCTGCATCTTCTCTAGAAATAACTTTATCATATATCCAATGGTATTCATCTGATGGATTATAATCTAAAATAATTCTACCGTTTGTTCTAAATAAAAGCTGTTGCCAATCCTCCCAGAATAATTCGTTAGCTTCGTTGATAAAAAGTAAATCTCTTTTTCTACCTCTTACTTTTTGTGGTTGATCTAAACTAATAAACTCAATTAGATTTCCATATAAAACATATTCGCTTGCTGATTTATTATGTGCTTCTTCACTATACATTTTATTCTCTTTTAGTATAGTTAAAAAATCTCTCATTACTGATGCCCTTAAACTAGGAAAAGTTTTACGGCAAATTGTAACTATTTTATTACGTTGATTTGTGCAATAACTAAAAATAATCCAAAGAAGTATATTATAAGTTTTTCCTGAACGAGTACCCCCCTGTTCAACAACTATTTTTTTATCACTTAATATTAAATGGTCGTAAACATCATTCGTCTTTATTTTCATTTGTTCTAATAATCTCTACTGTTACATTTGTTGGTAATCCCTCTGCTCCTGTTATTTCTTGGCGTTCTACATAACCCCTTTTTTACCTTTTGTTTTTAATAAGAATATTGTTGCTGCAGTATTACCTCCCTGTATTTGTTGATGGAGTTGGCTTTCGGCAAAATCTAAAGCAATATCTTGAATTGAATCTACTTGCTTTTTAAATTCTATGTCTTTATAATATTCATAATAAGTAGTTCTACCTATTCCCACTTGCTTACAAGCTGTTGTTACTACTCCTAATGATTTTTCTAGTGCTTCTAATAATGCTTTTTTATTGTGTTCTGTTTTGTTCATTTTTTTATACTATTAAAAAATTCTAATCTTGTTTCGTGTTCATCGTTAAACACTCCTATTAATTTGTTTGTTGTTGTCCAAGTGTCGTGTTTCTTTACCCCCCTCATTTCCATACACATATGTTTTGCAGTTAAAGATACAGCTACTCCTTTTGGTTCTAACTCTTTATTTAAAAAATTTGCAACCTGTGTTGTTATTCTTTCTTGGTTTTGTAATTTATGAGAAAATTTATCTATTGTTCTTGCTAATTTACTTAACCCTACTATTTTTTTATTCGGAACATATGCTATATGACCATAGCCAAAAAAAGGTGCTATATGATGTTCGCATAAAGAATAAAAAGGAATATTTGTTTGTATAATCATTTCATCGTACCCCTCACTATTAAATGTTGTAAACTTCCAGTTAGGTTGATTAAAAAACTGTTCAAAAAATTTAATATATCTTTTTGGTGTATCTTTTAATCCCTCTCTATTAACATCCTCTCCAAAATATTGTAACATTCTTATAACGTTGTCTTGTATATCTCCTTGCGAATCTTCCCACGGAAAAATAATCCAATCTCTTTTTTCTTTTCTTTTATCTATTAAAACTTCAAAAGGTTTATTGTATTTTTTATATCTTTTATAAGTTGTTCCGCTGTCAATTAAATCATCTACAATAACATCTGCTTCCTCTATTGTATTAACTGGATTTCCTAAAAGTCCTGATATAACCTGACCACCTCTTGGAACTCCCCAAAATTTACCATCAGGATATTTTGTTTTAATTTTTTTGACTCTTTCTATTATTTCAATCCAATCCATTATACTCCTGTTTTTTTGTTCCATACGTCTATATGTAATCTTGTTGTAAAATTTAAATAATTATTTCTAGCTAACTCAACTATTATTTTTTTATTATCGTTTAATAGTTTTTGATTTTCTCCTGCAGGCATTAAATAAACTTTTTCTTTATCTATTAACATTAAATAATCTTTTTTTATTTCCAGCCAATCTTGTTTACTATCTACTACAAATTTAAAAATAGTATTTTGTTTATTAAGTCTTTTTATTACATCAGGTTTATAAGTTAAAGATTTATCATTACCACTATTAGATAGTTTAGGACTACAATTCCATAAATTAATTTCATTTAATAAAAAATTATTTGGCATTATAGTTCCATTGGTTTCAACTTCAAAATATGCTTTTTTGTTTATATTGGTTTTTATATAATTTATAAATTCTATTATTTGAATTTGTTGCATCATTGGCTCTCCACCTGTTATTATAATATGAGCGTTGTTTTTTATAGCATCAATACACTCTTTATTTAAAACATCTTTAAACTCTTTGCTTTTTGCTTTCATCCACACCTCAACAGTATCACATCTCCATCGTGCGTTATTATGCAGTTCTCCATCAAATTGAGTTCCCATACCACCGCACATTAAATTACACCCTCCTAATCTAACAAATACACTTGGTATTCCAACGGTCTTACCCTCTCCTTGAATAGAATAAAAAACCTCACTAATTGCTAT